GACATCAGAACTACCTAAGGCCAAGCCCCTGAATTTCAAGGGAGTGGTCTCAAGCATACCCAAACGGCGCATATCTCAGGACACCTGTGGGCGCTACGGGGTCACCGTGGAGTACTCTTCCACAGGTGAAATATAGAAGCACTACTACCCCTACTACGACCTGTCTACGGGTGACCTGTGCGCGGCAAAAGTACGCGAGGTCAAGACCAAAGGCTTCATGTCCATGGGGGACGTAGGCAACGTTGGCTTCTTCGGGCAACAACAGTGCAACAGGGACACCTTCATCACGATTACTGAGGGCGAGTTGGACGCCTTGGCAATCTATGAAATGTCAGGGAAGTCTTGGGACGTGGTGTCTCTTCGGTCGGGCGCTAGTAACGCCGCCAAGGAGATCAAGGCCCAACTGGAGTGGCTCGAAGGGTACGACACAGTGGTACTCTGCTTTGACAATGACAAGGCAGGAGACGAAGCAGTTGAACAAGTGAAGGACCTCTTCAGTCCTGACAAACTCAAAATCTGTAAGCTACCGCTGAAGGACGCCAGTGACATGCTCATGGCAAACAGGGTCAAGGACTTTACGCAACACTGGTGGAATGCGAAGGTCTACAGGCCCGACGGTATCGTCGCCGGTACTGACACATGGGACAAGCTGGTAGAAAAGAGAAACGTCAAGTCAATACCTTATCCATGGGAGGGACTAAATCACATCACAAGAGGACACAGGCCCTATGAACTCGTCACGATCACTAGCGGCAGTGGTATGGGAAAGTCCCAATTTATCAGAGAAATCGAGTATGATCTTCTACGCCGATGCGAGGGCAATATTGGAGTCTTGGCGCTTGAGGAGGATCTGGCCCGAACAACGCTTGGTATCATGTCGGTGGCGGCAAACAGGCCCCTTCACTTGGAAGAGGACACGCCTGTGGACGAACTTCGACCGTTTTGGGAGACCACACTGGGAACAGGACGTTACTACCTATTTGACCATTGGGGGTCAACGTCGGCTGATAACCTCCTCGCCCGTGTTCGCTACATGGCAAAAGCACTTGACTGCCGGTACGTCATACTGGACCACCTGTCCATCGTCGTCAGTTCTCAGGAGTCAGGGGACGAACGGAAAGCCATTGACGAAATCATGACCAAGCTACGGACTCTGGTGGCTGAAACGGGAATCTGTTTGTTCCTCGTGTCACACCTCCGGAGATCCCAAGGCAAGGCCCATGAGGACGGCGCTCAGATCAGCTTGGGTGAACTCAGAGGTAGTCAGGCGATTGCACAACTCTCTGATATTGTCATCGGTATGGAACGAGATCAGCAGCATGAGAATGAGGATGTCCGGAACACAACCACGGTTAGGGTTCTCAAGAATCGGTATACCGGCGAAACCGGACCTGCCTGTTGGCTGGCGTATGATCGTTCCACAGGTCGCCTGTCGGAAGTCGCCAATCCACACATAGGAGATGACTTTTAATGAATCAAAAAACCATTGTTTATAACCACATAAAAGAAAAAGGTAGTATAACTTCTAAAGAAGCTATTTCTTTATATAACATAACTCGTCTTGCTGCTATTGTTGGTTTTTTAAGGGAAGACGGTATTGAAATAAAAACAGAGTTAGAAGGGCCTAGGTCTTTAGCTAGATACTCTTTTGGTGTGTCTAACCCTGTTCAAATACAACTCACTTTTAGGGAAGAAGTTTTAGAATTAGATGAATAATTTTATTTATCTTGACTTGGAAGCCAACGGCCTCAACCCCACGCGCATCTGGTGCGTCGTGACACGGGAAAACGGAGTAAACACTGTACATAAGGACCCAAACACCCTCTGTAAGGCTCTAGAAGGCTCTGTGAGCGTTGTAGGCCACAATCTGATAGGGTACGACCTCCCAGTGCTAAAACGTCTCTGGGGCGTTTCTGTGGCCCCTGAGCGCATAGTGGATACTTTGGTGTTGTCACGCTTGTACGACCCAAGTCGTGCCGGTGGACACTCCCTGAAGGTCTGGGGTGAGTTTCTGGGCTTTCCAAAAGGCGACCACGACGACTGGTCCTGCTTATCTACTGCTATGATTGAGTACTGTGAGCGTGACACAGAGGTCACAGAGGCCGTACACAAGCAGTTAGTCAAGGACATGGTGGGGTTCGACCAGCGGTCCATCGACTTGGAACACAAGGTGCAGTACGCTGTACAACAACAGGAGAGAAACGGATGGTTACTTGACCAAGAGTTAGCTCATGACCTTTTAGCAACATTTAAGGAGAGAATGAATGAAATTGAAGAAGAATTGCAGGAGAAGTTCCCGCCTATCATACATCAAAGGTGGTCTGAAAAGACAGGTAAACGCCTTAAAGATAGAGTTGAGATATTCAATGTTGGTTCTAGACAACAGATTGCGAGGCGCTTATCGACGCTTGGTGTCGTCTTTCAAAAAGTTACGGAGAAAGGGAATCCCATTGTTGACGAGGCTGTACTAGACACCATTGACCTGCCAGAGGCTAGGTCCATTAGTGAGTACTTGATGCTACAAAAGAGATATGCACAGGTCCACTCATGGCTAGAACATGTGCAGGACGACGGGAGAGTTCATGGCCGTGTCATTAGCAACGGTGCAGTCACTGGACGTATGACCCACCAGAGTCCTAACATGGCTCAGGTCCCAGCAAGCCACAGCCCCTTCGGGCACGAGTGTCGATCCTGCTGGACTGTACCTGAAGGGAAGGCTTTGGTTGGCTTCGACGCTTCTGGGTTGGAACTTAGAATGCTGGCACACTACATGGACGATAAGGAGTTTACCAATGTCCTCCTCACCGAAGATATACACACAAGAAATCAACTGGCTGCGGGGCTTGAAACAAGACCTCAAGCTAAGACTTTCATCTACGCTTTCCTCTACGGAGCAGGAGATGCAAAAATTGGAACCATCGTTGGAGGAAGCGCAAAGGACGGCGCAGATCTTAAACGACGATTTCTATCAAATACACCTTCTCTTGAAAGTTTACGAGACCGCGTTGCTAGAGCATCTGGGCGAGGCTATCTCACAGGACTTGATGGACGTAGACTTAGGGTTCGATCTGAACATGCTGCACTGAATACACTGCTTCAGGCGGCAGGGGCTATCGTGATGAAGCAAGCCTTGGTTACTTTGGACGACTACGCACGACAGTGGAAACTTGACTATAAATTCATAGGTAACATACATGACGAAGTACAATCGGAGGTGGCTGCAGACCAAGCAGAGAAGTATGGCTGGCTCGCAGTGGAGTGCCTCAAGGCGGCAGGTGTGGAGTTCAACCTCCGATGTCCCCTTGACGGAGAATACAAAGTTGGAACAACGTGGGCAGAGACTCACTGAGGTAAACGTATGAAGAGCGTGTACACATTGGTAGACGACATCTACAAACTGATGGAGACGAAAGAAGTAGCAGAAGGCGTGGACTTGGAGTCTGCTATTGAACTCTTTGGTGAGAACGTCAAGGACCTCATGCGTAAGGAGTTTGGTGAGAAGCGAAGCGACAACCGCAAGCTACGTATGTCCAACATTGGGCGCGAGGACAGGTATCTCTGGAACGTCTACAATGACGTAGAGAAGTCCGACGACATACAGGGTCATACCTATGTCAAGTTCCTCTACGGTCACCTCATTGAGGAGATGCTACTGTTCCTAACTAGAGCCGCAGGTCATGAGGTAACCGATGAACAGAAAAAGTGTGAAGTTAACGGCATTACAGGTTCGATGGACTGTAAAATCAACGGTATTGTTACTGACGTTAAGAGTGTGTCAACTTATGGGTTTAGGAAATTCAAAGATGGTACACTGGCTTATGACGACCCATTTGGCTACGTGGCTCAAATTAAAGGATACGCATATTCAGAAGGTGCTTCTAAATTTGGATGGTTAGCGATGGACAAGCAGAACGGTCATCTGACGTACCTTATGTACGATCAGGACGACACTCAGGCTCCTGTCTATGATCTTATCAAGTACGACATTACGGAGCGTATTGACCACGTAAAAAAGCTAGTGGAGCATCCAACCCCACCCGACGTATGCTACGGTACTATCGACGATGGAAAGAGTGGGAACCAGAAACTCGCCGTCGGATGCTCCTATTGTTCCTACAAAAAGGTATGTTGGCCTACCGTTCGCGCCTTCGCCTACTCCTCAGGTCCAAGATATTTAACGGAGGTTATCAATGAGCCGAAGGTCCCGGAGATCACGCTTTCGTAGCACATTTGAAGAAGACGTTTCTAAACTACTAAAAGGTTTTGACTATGAACCCTTCACCGTCCCCTACACTATTCAGCGCAGTTATCGTCCTGATTTTGTTCACAGCGCCTCTGGTGTTCTCGTGGAGTGTAAGGGGTACTTTAGAGACGGAGACACCAAAAAGTACACCAGCATCAGAGATAGTTTGCCAGCAGGACAAGAGCTTGTCTTCGTACTGATGCAGCCAAATAAGAAGATACGCAAGGGGGCTAAAATGACTATGTCAGAATGGTGTGACAAAGAGAACATTTTATGGTATACTATAGAGACACTACAGGAGTTGATTGACCATGTCACTAACACTAGAGGAAGTTAAGGAACGCCTCTTGAAAACCTTTGACCCAGACGACCTACTGGAGGCCCTACAGATAACCTCAGAGCAGATACTGGAAAGGTTTGAGGACAAACTAATCAACAGACTGGATGTGTTTGAACAAGAGCTAGAGGAAGAAGAGAATGAGTATTGATGACGCGACTCCCGAAGAGTGGGACACAGTTAGAGCATTGAACAACCTGTCCATTAGGAAGCCGAAGAAGGTAGACCCTGTGGACCAACCTGACCACTACAACAAAGGATCAATCGAAGCCATCGAAGCAATCAAAGCGTCCATGCCTGAACAAGAGTTCAACGGTTATCTCAAGGGTAACGCACTGAAGTACCTCTGGCGCTACGACTACAAGGGTAAGCCCGTGGAAGACCTACGCAAGTGCCGTTGGTACATCGACAGGCTTATAAAGGAGATAAACAAGTGAAACGACTACTTCTGCTGCTTCTCCTGTCTGGGTGTGTGATTGAGCCTGACACAAGGGTCTGTGCTGACTACGGTTCGTACACGTTTGTAAAAGAAAAGTGTATACCTATGTACGGTGCTTTGATTTGTGCAGAAGAAGAAGAAGTAACGGAAGTGTTTTGCAAGAGATATTTTGAAGAGGAAAATTAATGGACGCATATCAACAGTACATCCACAAGTCACGGTACGCTCGTTACCTGCCAGAGGAACAGCGACGGGAGACTTGGGAAGAAACAATCGACAGATACCTAAACTTCTGGATAGAGAAAGGCAGGCTCACTCTTGAGGAGGCCAACGGTATCTTTTCTGACATCCATAGCTTAGATGTCATGCCCTCCATGCGGGCGCTTATGACTGCAGGAGAAGCACTGGACCGTGACAATGTCGCTGGGTTTAACTGCTCCTACCTGCCAATCGACCACCCTAAAGCGTTTGACGAAATGATGTACGTCCTGATGTGCGGTACAGGCGTAGGCTTTAGTGTCGAACGTCAGTACATCAGCAAGCTACCAGAAGTAGCGGAGGACTTTCATGCCACAGATACCATTATACACGTCGCTGACAGCAAAATTGGTTGGGCCAAGGCTTACAGAGAACTTATCAGCCTGCTCTATTCGGGCCAAGTTCCAAAATGGGACGTGTCTGGAGTACGACCTGCAGGGGCAACCCTTAAGACTTTCGGCGGTAGAGCATCTGGTCCAGAACCTCTTGTCGACTTGTTCAACTTCACAGTTAGTGTCTTTCGGGAAGCTGCTGGACGTAAACTTAGCTCCATCGAGTGTCACGATCTCTGCTGTAAGATTGCACAGATCGTCGTTGTCGGGGGTGTCCGCAGGTCCGCTCTCATCAGTCTGTCTAATCTTACCGACGATAGACTTAGACGATGCAAGTCAGGACAGTGGTGGCAAGATAATCCACAACGTGGTTTAGCCAACAACAGCGCATGTTACACAGAGAAGCCAGACTTTGAGGCATTCCTTAATGAGTGGAAAAGTTTATACGAGTCCCGCTCCGGAGAACGAGGTATGTTCTCTAGAGTCGCAAGTCAAAAGCAAGCTGCAAAGAACGAGCGACGAGATGCTACCTATGATTTTGGAACTAATCCATGTAGCGAAATCATCCTCCGACCTTACCAGTTCTGTAATCTATCGGAAGTTGTTGTCCGGTCAACCGATACGTTGTCAGACCTCAAACGAAAAGTACGTGTTGCAGCTATCCTTGGGACTCTTCAGGCTACCCTAACGGACTTCCGCTACTTGCGTAAGGTGTGGAAGAACAACACCGAAGAAGAAGCACTACTTGGTGTGTCGTTGACGGGTATCATGGATCATCCAACTCTATCAGGAAGGAGAGACAAAGGTGTTCTCAAGACTTGGCTTACTGAACTCAAAGAAGAAGCGATTAAAGCTAATGCAGAATGGGCGAAACGCCTTGGTATTAATGTTTCTACCGCTATTACTGCTGTTAAGCCTTCCGGTACTGTGTCTCAGCTTGTTGATTCTGCTTCTGGTATCCATCCTAGATACGCAGATCAGTACATTAGAAGAGTCAGAGCGGACTCAAGAGACCCCCTCTGTCAAGTCTTAGAGGCCGCAGGAGTGCCTGTAGAGGACGACGTAATGTCACCCACTACCAAGGTATTCTCCTTCCCCATAAAGTCTCCTGACGGGGCTGTGGTGGCCTCTGAGATGGGTGCTATGGAACAACTTGAGCTATGGGAGATCTATCAGGATCACTGGTGTGAACACAAGCCGTCCATGACGTGTTACTACCGTGATAATGAGTTTCTTGAGGTGGGCCAGTGGTTGTACAACAAGTTCGACAAGATAAGCGGAATCTCGTTCCTGCCTTATTCCGAACATACGTACCAACAGGCCCCTTACGAACCCATAGACTTAGAGACCTATGAGAAGCTGAAGAAGGAGTTTCCTGAGTCCATCGACTGGGCAATCTCAGAAAACTCTGACATGACGGAAGGGTCTCAGCAGTTAGCCTGCACCGGCAACAACTGCGAGTTGTAACTTACGGGGGCCTTAGCGCCCCCTTTCTTCTTCTTCCTCTGTAAACATCCCCGACACTTTCTGAGGTGTAGCTGCTAAAGCTGCAGCATCATAAGTTGCCCCTGCGCGTTGACGCAAAGTAGGCTTGGCTTTGAACTCACGTATAACTCTGTCTTCGTACTGAGTAGTAGTCTCTCCCTTACGTCTTGGTATGCCTGAACGCGCCTCAAGGTCTGCAGTGTTTTCCCTTACCGCAGTCGCCACGTTTGATTCTGACATAGGGTAAACCTTCTGCTGACTCTTACCCACATCTACTACCTGAATAGGCAGTACGTTTAAGAAGTCGTCATAACCGGGAGGTGTCATACCCATAAGATCGTGACCGTCGGACAACATGACGTACATTTTTTTAGTCTTGGGGTCTAAGACAGCCATCATGTTCATGCTGCCTAAGTCTTTGGAAGAGGAGTTGAAGCTCTGCTGGAACACAAGTCTTCCGTCGTCCATTGTATTAACGTTTAGTTTACCTCTGGGGGTCAAGTTAAACATTCTGTTGACACTATTAGGCAGCATCCTGTTAAAGATTCGTTGTTTCAAACCCGAAGGTGACGCAATTTGAGAATTTATAGTGTCAACAAGAACCATCTCTGGCCCACTCAGTTTTTGATTCCTCCGTTGCTTACCCACAGCTGCCCAATAGTCCTGAAAAATTACAGAGGCGTTGGGACTTCCGTTTTGAATGTAAGTCGCAGGTAGCTTGCCTTTGTTCTGCTTAAAGTACTCAAAAGCGTCTGTGTTTCTTCTAGCAGGAGCAGCCCTATCTAAACGTCTTAGTACGTCTGTTTCAATACCAGAAGTCATAGAAATCATGTTTTTCCAGTCTTCTATCGAAGGTTCTGCTCCTACTGCGCTATAAAAAGCGTCCATAGACCTTTGGCTGTTCAGTACACGAACTGAAGGAGCAGCTGTCTTTGCTCTCCCTGCTGCTTCCAAAGCTAGGCCAGAACCAGAGGCTGCTCTTGTTCTACCAGCAATCTGTGCGTCCGAATCAACTTTGTGCGGCCCGTGTCGAAGATGGTTCATAAAACGCTGCACGAGTGGTATGTCCTGTGCAAGGTCTGGGTTGTCATTAATCAAGATGTTTATTAGAGCCTGATCGTCATTCAACCTTGTCGAACCAAAAGTCAACCCACGGTACGAAGGGAACACGTCCAGAAGTGTCCCAGTGTCTTCTGTGGGTAGTGTATTGGATGCCTGAGCCTTTAGAGTACCAGAGGCAGCAATGTTTCCAGCACGTATCGACGGGTCTTTGTCCCTCTTATCAGACACAGGATTCAAAGCCTCTTGCGCTCTACGGCCTCCCATGCCTGTGGCCTCCATCTGCGCCCGACGTTGCGGCATGACGGTATCCAAGAAACCACCCTTGAGTCCTTCAAAAAGACCTTCAGCTGTTCCAGCGATCTTCTTTACGGGGTCACCGCTGTAAAAATCACGGAGGAACGTAGGAATGTTTGTGGCAGTGTTGTACAGAAGCCTACCGCCAGAACTAAGCATACCAAGCGCACCTACAGGTGTTGTTAGCTCGTTTACAGCAAAGTTTCCTACGGGGGCTACATTGGTTTCAACTACTGCTCCAGCACCTACAGGATCTAATTCTGAGTAGCCCGGAAAACCTAAGACTCCTCCTGCCTGTCCTGTCATGAGAGAAGTAGTAGGCACCATCATACGGTCACCTGCTACGTCTTCTAAAACAGGACTTAGGATAAAGTCTGTTGCGGAAACAAAAGGGTCTCTGATAAAAGCAGACCGCTCTTGTTGCTCCGCTCGTCTTCTGGCTTGTTCTTCAGTATCAACAAGTCTTGGATTTCTTGCCATGTGACTTCCTTACGCTACTGCTGATCGTTGGTAGGCAGAGTAAAGTGTTTGGTACGCCTCAGGGTTGTTGGCCTTGAATCTTTCTAAGTTTCCTGATTCCATCAGTCTTTGGAAAGCCTTGACTTTAGACTTATTACCTGCTTGAGACAAATTGTTGTTGTCTCTGGGAGTAACAAAGTTTTGCGCCTCTAGTCCAAACACTTGGTCGTAGTCGTTGATGTTTTCTTCAATCCAAATACCGATAGCCTTCAAGTTTTCTTCGGTCAACGTGTTGCGTCTAGGCATGATCTCACGGAGACGTGCAGCACTCTTGGAGGGGTCTAAGATAAACTCTATGAACTTTCTGTCGTTGTTCTGGTTAAGGAAGTTTACTACGGAGTAGAAGGCAGCACCAAGTTGACTTGTTCTTTCTGAGAAGGCTCCTCCGCTTTCTTTCAACAGCCTGTCAAGATAGTCCTGCTGTTTGCTGACTCGTGGTATCAACTCCAGAAGCAGTTGGAACTTAGCCTTGGCCTCCTTACGCATAGCTTCTGTTTTCAAGTTATTGATAGCAAAGTTAAGCTGTTCTTTTGCTTCCAAGTTTTGGAAACCGCTGACAAACCGTGTGGCTTGGTCCACGTTAGGAACCATTGTAGACCCGCCAGTTGCTTTTAGTGTTTCTTCTACTTGCATGGCTGTCTTCTGTCTCTGGGACGTAGCTCTTGCTGCTTCAAAATTAGGAGAAGCCTCATCAGCCAAAGAAACCATCCTGTCTTTTGCGGCAATCAATACCTTCTTTAGGTCATTGTCTGTTGCATTATCAATCTGACTCTGGAGGTTGTCCAGAATCATGTGTACTCTACCAATAGAATTAGGAGCGTGACCGTCGTACAAGTCCTGTAGCGAAGGGTTCTTCTTGATTCTAGAGATGGTGTTTTCAATCGTAGGGTCAAGCCTAAGCTGTTCCAAACGGGGCAACAAAGTCTTCTGTATAATTTCTGAATCGGCTTTTGCGTACAGCTGGCTTACTCTGTCTGCTACTACTTCTTTACCTTCTGGAATGATAGCGTCCACTAGCTCGTCAATCAGACCCTCAAGGCTTGTAGCGTTGCTGTTCATCGTGTCCGCAACAAACCGCTTTGACGCCGATGACAGGGGCGCGTTAACAGCAAACTCTTGAGCAACCAAAGCAGGATCTGCTGTAGCTTGTCCGGGAGTCAGCGTAATGCCTTCTTGGGCTGCTGTCTCTATCATCTCTGCGCCTTCTCTGCGTGTCTCAAGTCCGGGACGGATGTCTGGACCAGCGGCACTCAAAGGGCCTCTAGCACCCCGTATAGCGTCAATAGTTCTACCTGCTCCTACTGCTCCAGCCATAAACATTGGACCAAGAGTAGACCCAAGAGCCGTATTGAACATACGTGCGCCAGCGCCTTTAGCAGCGTCTGGGTCTTCAATAAACGTAAAGAAACCACCTGTGCCTCCAATAGCCGCAGATCGACCAAGGGCTGTCTTAAGTGGCACCCCTCGTGTAGCAAAGTACTCTGCAGCTAATGGTATGATTTGAGCTATGGTGTCTCTAGTCAACGTCTGGGCAATGTTCATGTCACCCATTTTTTCTGCCTGAAGTACTTTTATTGTGTAGTCACGAGTGCTGCCTTCAGGGACTAAACCAGCGCCTTCTAACATACTAGTGATTGACTGAACAAAACCAGCTTGCGCCCTAAGACCTCCAGACCTAACAACTTCAGTCATGGTTGCTTTCTTGGCTTCTTCGTTTTCTTTAGCCAGTACTCCGTCTAGATACTCTACTCCGCTAGGCAAATCAGCAGTAGAAGTAGCAGTTGGACTTTGGTCGTTCATGATTTCTTCGAGTAAAGTAGCCATATTGTCCTCTACTTAATTACAATGGAAGGTGAAATTTGAAAGTCTAGATCAGGGTTAGCATACCGATCTTCTATTAGTTCATAGATGGTTTTATTGTGTTTAGTTGCTAAGGACACCAACTCTCCGTACGTTGCTCCTGCAAGACCATCAGGCGTATTCATGGTAAACTGTACGTCGTTCTTGTTTATCTTACCGTTAGTTTTTTGGTATTCATTCCAAAGAATAGCCTGTTGGTCTGCCGGCATGTACGTAAGCGAAGGAAAGTCAGCAATAAACTTTTTCCACACTTTGGTGGCTTTAGTTACGGCCTGTTTTCCTTTTGGCATATTTTCTTCAATAAGGTTGCCGTACATAATCCGACGCTGTGCCATAGCTTCCATACGGTTCAACAGCTTTGCGTAACCTCCGGGAGTTTGCATAAGGTTTGGAACTGACGCTTGGAAAGTTTTAAACTCTGCGTCCGAAATCGCACCCTTGGTTCCCTGAAGTCTTTCTACAACAAAGTCTTGTGTAAGAGCCAAGGCTACTTCGCCGTTGGTAGACGCCTTAGAAACTCTGTCAAAGAATGCGTCACCTTCACCAACACCCACAGAACGTAAGAAAGTCAAAGCACCTTTTCTAAACGCTTGGAACTCACTGGCTCCTGCTCCAAAAATTCCGGGAGTTTCTTGTAAAACCCTTTTTGCGTCAGCAATTACCGACATAGTGGCTAATGAAGAGTTACCAGCTTCTATTGCCTGTATGTCTAATTTTGCAGCCTGCTCTAAACCCTCTTTCAAGTAAGGGTCTGTGACACCTGTGCTTACCTGTACTCCTGCAGACTTTCGTAGCTGCAAAGGATTGATCTCAGCCTCAGGCACTCTACGGCCTCTAGGGTTTTGTACAGACTTAGTCCCTAGCTCATAGGCGTTACCGTCGTCTCCCTGAATTGTCTTGAGTATTACTTTGTCAGGTGCAGCGGGGTTTACCCACTCGCGTATAGTTTCGGAGTAGCCGAAGTCAGCGTCTGGTTTAGTTTGAAGACCTGCTAGACTTTCTGCTTCTACTGCTGCTTGTACACTTGCGGGTGTAAAAGTATCAAGAAGTTCAATCTGTTCTGCTCTGGTTAGATAGGGAGGGAACAGTGCTTTTTGGATAGCCATCGAAGACGTAAGGTCCTGAGCCGTAAGCCCTTCCCCAATACGCTCGCGTATAACCTCAGGGTCTAATTTTTCTCCAGAGACCGCACTCATTAGCATACCGCTGGCTGCTTGTGTTTTACGCGCTTGTGCTTCTGCTTGAGCCATTGCAGCAGCTTCTTTAGCAAACCCTGCTGCCTCTAGTTGACGACGGACACGACCGATGTTTACTGCGTCCCCAGTAGCCAAAGCAGCATTACCCAGCTTCATGATTTCAGCTAGTTCCTGTCTTTTCTTTTGTGCTTGGGCTTGCTGAGGCAGACCACCAAGAGCAGCGCCAAGTTGCATCATGCCCTGTGTCATCTGAGGGCGACCTAGATTAGCTAGGAATTGTTGTGAAAACGTAGCCATTGTTGTCTCCTTAACTAAACAGACCGCCTAAAGCAGAACTTGCCAGCTGTGTACCAAAGCCCCCAGCAATACCTGCCTGACCAAGACCAGCCTGAAGCAGTGCCTCAAGACCTGTAGCGTACGTTTCTCCGTACGTTCTGGCTTGTTCTGACAAGGAAGCACGACGTTGTTCCGCACCTGTCATTCCGGGTTGTAGACCAGCTATCAATTGAGCCTGTGGTATGTAACTACCGGACAACATCCCCTGTCCTAACTGTGCTTGACGCATTTGTTCTTGTCCTGCAAACTGCATGGCGTTTAACATAGCTGTATTACGGGCTTCTTCCTGAGCCTTAGCTAACGTCAGTGCTTCAGGAGTACCGCCAAACGCAGCTGTTTGAGTGCCTAAACGTCCTTGTGCAGCCAAACGTTGTTCTAGCTCCAAACGCTCGCGTTCTTGGCTAGGACTCATAGCAGTCATCATACGGTCAAACACTGCCTGCTCACGATCAGCTACAGGCACTGCCGCTTGTCCGTACATTTGTTGCGCTTGGGACAACAACTGTTGTTGTAGTGCTTGTTCTTCTGGAGACATCTGCATTTGGTACGTCATTTGACCCGTGGTCGGGTCTTGCGTCATACCGAACTGACCGCCAGTAGCAGTAGTTACAGTGTACGGTTGGAACTCAAGCATACCGCGAAGTTCTTCGGCAAGTCCCTCTGGACCCGCCATTTCACGATAGGCTTGACTACCAATGTCGCCTATGTCTTTATAACCCTGTTGTGCCAAAGCAAGACCAGCAGCAGCCAGAGTACCTGCTCCTGCCTCACTGCCTAAAAAATCACTGATTGGATCATACCATGCCATGTCTTGCTCCTGTTAGAGTAGCTTTCCTATCAAAGCCATTACGTTTATCTCCTGTAGTGACAGCTGTGAACCATCTATTTCTGCTTCTAAGCCCACAACAACACTTGTTCCGTACCCTGTAGCGTTTAGGCTACGTTGGTTAGTTAAGGCACCACCAGTAAATTCTACGGTAGTGTATTCGCTTTCTCCAAAGAA